GATATGATAAATTACAAGCTATCTGTTGTGGTGTGAATGCGGTTGGTGGGCCAGCGCATCGACTAATTGCAACTTTTTTGGGGGTGACGACAGCCTTATTTGAGAATTGCCCCAATGTAAAATTTTTACTAATTTGTTTTGCATATACTTCAGCGCCGTCATAACCATCAGCTGGCATATCACAACTACCAGGAGGAGAATATGGAGGGCCACCAATTGTTGGTGAATCTGCTCCACTAGTGACTCCTGGTGTGGTACTGTTCGCGGGCGGCACCGCTACTGGTGTAAAACTAGTAGTGGAAGATGGGGAAACAATTGAGCAAGGCATACCGTTATCCTACCATTACGTCAGGGCTACCAGTTGCCATACTGTGTCCACATGAATTTAGACTACCTACATAAGCAATTGGTTTACCTTCAACTAATACTGTACTATTTCCCACAGTAATAACCGCGGCTGCATGTGATGTACCAAAGGGTGAATGTGGAGATATAATCGTACCGACTACCGCGCATGGTTTGTCGTTAATAAGAACAGATGGCACTACCATTGATGTGGCTAACCCACCTGCGTTATTTTGATCGTCCTTCCTGACTACTGCTGGCATACATTATTACCTCACTGTATTTGTATTAGTATTTATATGGAAATTCCAGTGGTGGCCTGTATGTAAGAGGTTTCGATTTCTTTGTTGGTTTTTGCCATAGTGATTACTTTGGTTTTGTCTAGGGTCATCGCTTCAGCTACATCTGCAGTCAGTAAGTAAGGAACAATTGACATGCCTTTGGGGCCAGGAACCAGGCTGACCGGGCGTTCAAATGTGTATGATGTGTCAGTTTCTTCTTTAAGTCTAGTAATAATTTCTTCAGCAGTAACTAACTTTACGCTGACCAAATCACCCACTTTATATCCAGTTTTGATTAATAACATTATATCCCCAATTTAGAAAGTAATACGGATTCAGTAAGACCAATTAGCCCTTGATATCCACCAGCCACAAACAGTTGCCCGTTTTTATAAATTTGCGGCACTGATCTGTGCCCCTCACTTAACATAAATTCACGAGCTTCTGAATTCTCATCAATCTTAACTTCTGTGAAATTAATATTCTTGTTGGTTAAATAAGTTTTAGCCATGGTGCAATATGGGCAATTGGCCTTGCTGTAGATTGTTAGCATTATAGTGACATTCCTTTAAACGTATTTGTATCTATATCTTGTTTTACTCCGCCAATAATATAACTACTTATTTCGGTTTCCTGAGGAGCCACTTGAACTTCCCCACCGCTGATCCATTTGGCAGTCCAGGGCAATGGATCACCATTGACTTTGAACGGACTTTTCAACCCTGCGGCAGTCATACGTCTATGAGCAACCCATTCTACATATTCTGATAACAATTGTTCATTAAGTCCAATCATGCTACCATCTTTGAACAGATACTTTGCCCAAGCCTTCTCTTGGTCTGCGGCCGCAATAAACATTGCTTCACATTCAGCTTTGGTTTCTTCTGCAATCTTTTCAAATACCGGATCATCTTTGGGTAATATTTTAAGCAATGTCTGTGTTCCAGCCAGATGTAAATTTTCATCACGGCAGATTAGTTTGATAATTTTAGCATTGCCTTCCATCTTTTTAAGTTCAGCAAACGCCCAACTACACGCAAAACTCACATAGAAACGAATACCCTCTAATACATTAACACTGTTAATGGCAAGCCAAAGCAATCGCTTTAGCTCATACATTTTGATCTCTTTAGTTTGTGTACCACGTTTATTGGTAACAGTATGTGTTCCGACTCCAAATAAACGATACCATAAACTGTATTCTATTAGGTCATCATAGTACTTACTGATGTCTTTGGCGCATTCCATAATCTCTTTGATGTCGGTTAACTCATCAAATATTTTACCAGGATCAGAATAGATATTACGAATAATATGTGTATAACTTCTACTATGAATGGTTTCGTTAAAACTCCAGGTCTCAATCCAGGTCTCAATCTCTGGTATAGACGCCAAAGGCAGAAAAGCCAAGTTGGGACTGCGACCCTGCACACTATCCAATAGAATTTGACGTTTCAGATTACTAGTGAAGATGTGTTGCTCATGGTCGTTAAGTTCTTTAAAGTCCTTGGCATCACGTAACACATCTACCTCAGTGGGTTGCCAAAAGAATCCAATTTGCCGTTCAGTTAACTTCTCAAACTGTTTGTATTTTAATTCTTCATAGCGTTGTATAGCAACACCACCATCAGGATCTAAAAATGCTAATGCTTGTAAATGAGATTTTTTCTTGTTTAATGGGAATACCGAATTTGTCATAGCTCTCTTTGATTAAATGGCGCAACTGTCACATATTTCTTCTGATTCGTTGATGCCAGGTGCTGATGCTTGAATTACTATACTACCAACATCCATCTCACCTTGCCCATCATATGTGTTGAAGTAATACAATGTCTTGATACCATACTTATAGCACATAACCAAGTGCTTGAACATTTCACTCATGGGGATCTTTTCTTCCTCATAGAACTTGGGATTGTAGCTGGTATTAACACTGATACTCTGATCAATGTATTTTTGCAACACAGCCATGATCTTCAAATATCCTTCTGGACTCTTTTGATCCCACAACAGCTCGTATTTGTTTTTTAACTTACGATACTCGGGTACCACTTGTTTTAACGAGCCATCTTTACTTTGTTTGATACTTACATAACTACGTGGCGGTTCTACACCGTTGGTACTATTGCTGATCTGAGCACTGGTTTCACTGGGCATTAGAGCCATCAATGTGGCATTGCGAATTCCTGTGGCACGTAACTGTTGGCGTAATTTTTCCCATGGCATTGTTAACTTATCAGTAATTAGTTCATCTACTTCTGTCTTATATGTATCCACAGGTAAAATTCCATCGCCATACTTGGTATCTTTACTACGTGAACAGGCACCTTTCTCTACTGCAAGATCTGCACTTGCTTTGATTAGATAATAACTCCAGGCTTCAGCATACTGATTAACCAACTCCAATGCCGCTGGATCCGTGTAGCTGACGTCATTCTTGGCCAACCAATACGCAAAGTTAACAATACCCACACCCAATGGTCTAAACTCTTGTGTTGCTATCTGCGCTGCCTTGATGGGATAATTTTGATAGCTCAACAAACTATCTAAACCACGTACCGCTAAGGCACAATATTTTTCAAAATCTCGTGGGTCTTTGATCAATCCCCAATTAATTGCTGACAGGGTACACAATGCGATACGGCCATTCTCGTCGTTGATGTCAGTCAACGGCACTGTGGGTAATGTAATCTCACAGCATAGATTGCTCATTTTGATTGGAGCAAGGTCAGGTTTAAATGATCCATGAGTATTGGCGTGATCCACATTCATTAAGTAGATACGTCCAGTATCTTTGCGTTCATTCATAAATGCAGTGAACAAATCCACTGCCTTGATGGTCTTTTTCTTAAGTCTAGTATTACGTTCAGCACGTTCGTATAACTCTTTAAACTTATCTTGATCTGCAAAAAATGCATCATACATGTCAGGAACATCGTGTGGACTAAACATGGTGATGTCACCACCAGTTAACAAACGTTCATACATGAGTTTGTTAAACTGCACACCGTAATCCATGTGACGGATACGATTGTCGTCAGTACCTTTGTTGTTTTTCAATACCAACAAGTCTTCTACTTCTAAATGCCAAATTGGGTAATACAATGTTGCGGCACCATTACGTACACCACCTTGACTGCAACTACGTGTGGCTGCTTGGAATACTTTGTAGAAAGGAATAACGCCCGTATGATATGCATCCCCGCGACGAATTGGACTACCCAAGGCACGAATACGGCCAGCACCAATACCAATACCGGCTTTCTGACTCACATAACGAACAATGCTGGCACTGGTAGCACTGATGCTGTCCAGGCTGTCATCAGTTTCAATTAACACACAACTGCTGAATTGACGTTGTGGTGTTCGCAAGCCGGCCATCATGGGAGTAGGCAAACTAATGTAATGTTGACTTACTGCATCATAGTAATCTTTAATCCAAGTCAATCTAGTTTCTGCCGGATAGTCAGCAAACAATGTGGCCGCAATCATCATGTAAGCCACTTGTGGAGTTTCATACATCTCTCCAGTAACACGATTCTTAACCAGATATTTGCCGCGCCATTGTTCCATGGCGGCATAGGTAAACTTCATGTCACGTTCGTGATCAATATATTTGTCCAACTTGTTAATTTCATCTTCGGTATATAACTCTAAGATTTCTTTGTCATAGTAACCAATCTCTACATTACGTTTGATCAGTTGCAGTAGTGGCCACGGTTCAATACTATTGTAAATTTCCTTACGCAGATGATAATTGATCAACCGCCCAGCCACATACTGATATCCAGGATGTTCTTCGCTAATTAGATCAGCCGCACTCTTGATAAGAGTTTCTTGAATGACGCCAGTCTTGATACCAGTATAGAATTGTATGTGGCTTTTAATTTCTACTTCGCTGGCGCTGACATTGTTTAAATTCTCAGTGGCCCAAAATACAACCTTGTGTAACTTCTCGATGTTGAGCGGCTCTTTATTGCCGTTTCTTTTAGTGACTAAAATCTGTTGTTGACTCATTGACTGGCTCCATTAGTAGTATTGTTCAATATTTAAATCAGTGGGAGTATAGCAGTGCTTTGTGACACAGTGAGCACCGATAACAGTTGTATTTACAACTTCATTGAAGTGATAATTTATGACATGTTTATTATTAACCACTACTATATTCACTTGTTCTTTCTTAAGTTCATCATATAATACACGCAATTCCAACTGATTAACGTTGTGTTTGCTTAGTGCTACAGTATATAACATTCCCAGCGTTTTTGCAAGGTCGCAATAATAATTTTCAGTCAATAATTCCCAAGGACTTGGCCACTGGCTAACATCGTGGGAATCCAAATAGTGGTCGACGTAGGGGGCGAAACTCCAGAGATTGGAGGTTTCTTTCAAGGCATCACACAGTGATAGGGTATCCAATTGTTGCCGTAGTTCACGCCAGATTGCCATCCTGACGTCAGGTTTTTGAAACCAAATAGACTCACTCAATTATGTCTCGTATTCTGGTTAGTTATGAAAAATATCGAATTTGATATCGCATAGTAGCAGGTTGACCAGTGCTGGTGGTAGTATAGTACACGGTAGTTATGCCACTAGCAATTGTGGCAGTGAACGTTACACCCACAGGAGTAGAGTCGTTGCTATTGATGCCGATTGAAAACGCTGATCCTGCACTGTTGGCAAATACATTATCAACAAGTCTAACCCCGTCAGTATCCATAGCAAGTATTAATGTACCAGCTTGAACACCTCTACCAGATCTAATAATAGCATAATCAATCCAGGCACCAATAACTGAAGTAGGGTCTGATCCATTTGTTGCATATGGAATAAAAGTTATACCAGTTGTGGTGGCGGCAGATATATTATTAAGTAAGGTAATTGACTTACCTGCTTGTATATGATAATAACCAGTTTGTAAACCACTACCTGGTATTACTGAAAAGTTTGCACCTGTGGTGTGATCAACTCTTGGCAGTTTACTCGTAGTCACACAAGCATCTGTTCTAGCAAAATAATCGCCAAAGCTGGCACAATTACCAGATTCATATTTAATGACTGATGTTAAGGCTGTAGCTGCCAATGAGCCTGCCAATTGAGTTCCCACATCCAAGTAGGTGTTAAATGCTGAAGTAACAGCAACATTGGTCGCTCCGTAACCGTGGATACCTTCGTTAAATATTTTATCAAATACACTGTTTGTAATGTTAACACGAGCTGTTTCAGTGCTGGTAGGACTTTCACCAAACTTACACCCAGTGTAAAGATAATTAAAATAACAATGATCAAACTTTATACCATTGTGTGATTTAATACCAACCACTCCATACGTATGACCATTAAATTCGCAATCAGTAAATCTCACATTGAGTGGGGCACCATCAGTCAATGAATTAATTCTCAAACAAGCCTTGCTTGATGAAACTGAAGTTATGTATGAGGTATCAACAGTACTGGTAAATGGTCCTTGAAATTTTACACGGGAAAAACTTGTTTCAATTGCATAGTCCATTAAGAATACATCTTGGTTACTACCAAGTTCTTGTTGAAATGTTATGTCACGTATATCGATATATTTGGAAGGTATACCACCACCCAGGCCCTGTGCTGTGCCCGTTTGTTGTCTGTTGTCGCTTAGTATAGCTGTATAGGTTGAAGCGGTGGTGCTTTGTTTAATAAATGTACAATCCATACCATCCCCAATCATAGTTGCATAAGTTGGGATTTTAATGTATAGAGTTTCCAATGGGAACAGCGCCTGATATGCGGCTGTTCCAATTAAATATGTTCCAGCTGGAAAATATAATGCACGTCTAATTTCTACGTTTAACTCTCGGCAAAATAATTCATTCAATGCACGATTAATAGCCGCAGTATCGTCAGTTGAGCCATCGCCAACTGCACCAAAGTCTTTGACATTTACCATGTCATCAAACTTCTCTTGCATTGTTCGTACAATAGTAGCTTGATTGCGACCAGTGAACACATTGTATCCGGCAGCCGCACCTTTGTAGGTATATGTTTCCAACTGGTCCAGTAGATTACTGTATTCTGTCAATACCTCAGTATTGCCTATTTCTGGAGCATTTTCTTCAGCATTGGTAAGTCCATTACCAATGAATAATCTGCGTGAGTCAGTGGCCCACCCCAGTTCCCCGGAAGCTAATTGGGGTAAATCTTCTAGTTTACCCCTGCGATGTTTGATTTGCGAAATACTTACAATGGCCATAACGTTGTCCTTTATACCTGCGTGATATTTATCAGGTATTTATGCGGTAATACCGCTCTACTCGATCTAACCATTGTTGTTCCCACATGTCAAATTCTGCCCCTTC